TTACATCTGCCTTGGGTTATACTCCATATAATAATTCTAATCCACTTGGCTTTATAAGTGGTATCACTGCGTTAGATGTTACTACTGCGTTGACATATACGCCTTATAATGATACTAACCCTGCTGGTTTTATAAGTGGTATTAATAGCAGCGATGTTACTACTGCTTTAGGTTATGTCCCGTATAGTAATACCAACCCAAGTGGTTACATATCTGGTATCACAAGTGGTGACATTTCAACTGCACTTGGATTTACTCCTTACAGCAATACCAACCCAAGTGGTTACATATCTGGTATCACTGCGTTAGATGTTACTACTGCGTTGACATATACGCCTTATAATGATACTAACCCTGCTGGCTATATTTCGGGAATTACAAGTGGTGATATTTCAACTGCACTTGGATTCACTCCATACGATAATACTAACCCAAGTGGTTACATATCTGGTATCACTGCGTTAGATGTCACAACTGCTTTAACCTATACTCCATACGATAATACTAACCCATTAGGCTTTATTAGTAGCATAAATGGTTCTGATGTTACTACTGCTTTAGGATATACTCCATACAATGCAACTAACCCTGCAGGTTTTATTAATGGTATTAATAGCAGCGATGTTACTACTGCACTTGGATTCACCCCATACGATAATACTAACCCAAGTGGTTATATAAGTTATATTACCGGAACCGATGTTACTACTGCACTTGGATTCACCCCATACGATAATACTAACCCAAGTGGTTACATATCTGGTATTACTTCTTTTGATGTTACCTCGGCATTAGGTTTTGCTCCTTATAGTTCTGCTAACCCAGCAGGATATGGAACTGCAAACAATGTTCCACTAATAATCAATACAGGTGATACTTTTACTGTTCCGAGTAATACACAGGTGATTTATTCAGAGCCAATTACAGTTATTGGTGATCTTGTAATTACAGGAGATTTAATAGAATTTAACCCGGCTTCTATTGTAGAAACATCAAGTGCTATCTCACAGACACCAACGCTTATTGCATCTACCGAAACATTTACAATACATAGCGATAAGCAGGTACTATTTGCAGAACCAATTACAGTAAACGGGTATCTTAATGTGGTTGGTGATCTTATTGATGTTACACCATATCTACCAACACCAACACAACCTGCCGGCACAAACCACCAAATCCAAAGAAACGAAGGTGGTGTATTTTATGCAGATGATCAATTAACATTTGATAGTACTGGTTTTTATGGATCGCCGTTATTTAACCTTAAAGATACAGTCGGTGGTTTAGACATAGCAACTTATTACGGTTACACACGGTTAACAAGTAATAATATCTATGATCCGGTATTTAATGCAACAACGAGCAATTTATCAATATCAACTGCTCAGATTACAAACCCGATAGGTTCTGCCACTAATGATCTGTCGATTAGCGTAGGCCAAATCGAGAATGCAATTTATGGTGGTAATGGTGGTAATATTACTATGACTGCTGGCACATTTAAGGCAGGCCCTGCGACCACTGCAACCGGCCTTCAAGGTGGCGGATTTATCTTCTATGGTGGCGACGGCGATGCAGCATCAAATACAACACTTAGTTACATCATTGGTGGAAATTTCGGTGTAGGCGCTGGTAGAGCCATAAATCAGTATGGTAACCCTAATGCTTACACGCAAGGTGGTTCTTGTGGTTTTCAGGGAGGTCACTCCCAAGCCGCATCACAGCAAACAGGTAGTAATACCGGTGGCCCTCTTACAATGCTTGGTGGAGGGGCATATGGGTCTTTTAACGGTACATCTGGGTCTGAATCAGCATCAAGCCAAGGCGGGACTGTTACAATCACTGGTGGCCCTGCTGACAATTCAGCAACAAATATCGGTGGCGATATTGTATTCCAGGGTGGTGCTGCGGTTGCACCAGCAACAGGCACATCTACTGCTCAGGGCGGTAATATCACATTCACTGGAGGTACCGCAACTGGTGGTGCTACAAACACTCAAGGCAATATTACTTTCTCTACAAGTGGATATCTAAACTTTAGTGCAGCAAGTTTACAAATTGGATCCACAGTACCATCAGTTAACGGGCAGGTAATTGCAGCGACCACAAGTGGTGCACCTTATTGGCAGAATGGGATTATTTCTTCGGGATTCGCTACATTAGTTGCTGGGGTTATTACAGTAAGTGATACAGCAGTCACTGGAACTAACAAGATACTAATTACAGCGCAGGATCCAAATGGCGGAACACCCGGCTATCTGTGGGTAAGTAATATTATTGCAAGTACAAGTTTCGATATTAACTCTGCAAGTATTTTAGATACAAGCATCATCGCTTACACAGTGATAACCTAAAGGATACTATGGCATTACAATTTACATACGAAACAATAAGCGGCATAGTGATAACTGAAGCCTATGCCCATATTACACAATTTGTTGGCGATAAATCACAGATTAGTGTTAAGATAGATATTTACAAAGACAAAACATGTCGATTAGCCGGCAAGATACCAGTTGATAAGGTACAAGCATTATTGCAAATAGGTAATGGTGCATCTTATCAACAGATGTACACGGAATTAAAGACAAAACCGTTATTCAAAGAAGCAACTGATATTTAAGGAAAACCTATGCCGATTATTAATCAAAACATTACAGCAGCCAGCGTGCCAGCACCAGCAGCAGGTAACACAACATTCTTTGTGGATGCCGATGTGCCATATCTTAAAGATTCATCGGGTAATCTTATTCCTATGATGACAACAGTTTCAGGCACACCACCAGTGACTTCTACTGATCCCGGGGCTCCTGGTCAACTGGCTTATGATGCAAATTACTTCTATGTATGTATTGCAACAAACTCATGGATTCGCGCTTACTTCAATCCATTCTAAAGTAATAAATATACCAAAGGAAGCCATGGAAAAATTCTTAGCAGCACTTGATAATCTATTACAGCATGTGACTTTCCCACGGGTATTAGCAATTGGGCTGCTATTCATTATCTCTATGGTTTTCATAGCAGCATATGAAAATCGTCAAAAAGTCTATGCTACTGTAATATCGCGCACAGTGGGTGATTATGTACTTGCTCAGCCAAGTGCTAAAGGCAAGCAACTAATGCAAAACTTGGTTGACAAGTATCCAAATATTGCGATGATCTCAGTTATTGATGCTGATCCTATTAGTAATAGACGCACTGCAACCTATCGTTTATTTAATGATAGCGTATTAGAAAGCATTGTAAAGAATGTACTTGCTTTTCATCCATCAGCAGGCGATAGCATACTATTTGGTGCTGACGAGAAAAGCAATAAAGAAGTTCTTGCTGTAATGGCAGGCGAGTTTTTATGCACTCCAAATAAGAGTACTGTTCTTACAAATAGTTTTCCTGGATCTGAAAAGATTGTAGTTTACAGTTGCAGAGTTCCACTTCCTCCAGCATTTAACAAAGCAACTGGGTGGTTTACTTTACAACTTAAATCATGGCCTGAGAGTAGAATAGAAGAATTAAAAGTCGATGCTCTTAGTATGAGTTTAACTTACTACAATACAGAGATCTTAATGCAAGACCCAGTAAAATAGCAGCATAAATATACGCTAAGTCAAAGGAAACTAAATGAGCACACCCGTAACCCTAAATGGTATTCTATATAACATCCCTAACACAGGTGAAGTTGGTTATGGTACCTCACTAACAAACTTTCTTGTAGCAGTTGGCTCAGGTGCGGTATTACCACTCAGTGGTGGTGCATTCACTTTAACCAATGATCTTAACTTTGGTAGCAACTTCGGCCTTCATAGCAAGTATTACAAAGGTCTTGGTACAACTGAAGCAGCATCGGGTGTTGTAAGACTTAGTAATACAGAAACAGTAGCATGGCGCAATGCTGCTAATACTGCTGATCTTGCATTAAGCATTATCGGCGATAATCTTTATTTCAATGGTGCTCCTATTGGAGGAGGAGGTGGAAGTAGCCCACTTACAACCAAAGGTGACCTATATACATATTCAACATTCAACACACGCCTACCAGTTGGTATAAATGGCCAGGTGTTAATGGTTGACTCAAGCACATCAACGGGACTTGCATGGGGTTCTGTTGGTGGATCTGGGTCTGGAACAGTAACAGGCGTGAGTGTTGTTACAGCAAATGGAGTAAGTGGTACTGTAGCAACATCAACCACTACTCCAGCAATCACATTAAGTCTTGGTGCTATTACGCCTACAAGCGTAGCGGCATCTGGCACCATCACTGGTAGTAACCTAAGCGGTACTAACACAGGTAATCAAACCATCACATTGACCGGAGATGTAACAGGGTCTGGAACAGGAACTTTCGCAGCAACATTGGCAACAGTGGGTATCGCAAAAGGTGGAACTGGACAGACTACTGCTAATGCAGCGTTAAATGCGCTACTACCAACTCAAACCGCCAATAGTGGTAAGGTGCTCTATACCGATGGTACAAATACTTCATGGCAATCAGTTAGTGGTGGTAGTGGCGTAAGTTCAGTAAGTGGAACAAATGGTGTAACAGTAAGTAACCCAACCACAACACCGGTGATTGGATTAGGTGCAATCACTCCTACAAGCGTTGCAGCAACAGGAACAGTCACTGGTAGCAATATAAGCGGAACAACAAGTGGAACAAATACAGGTGACCAGGCAATATCACTTACAAACGATGTAACCGGTACTTGGAGTGCAGGTACAATCACTTCTACTCTTAAGACAATGGTTGGTTTAAGTGCTGGCACATATTCACTTGCTACCGTTACAGTTGATACAAAAGGTCGTGTGACTGCTATTGCATCAGGTAGTGCAGGTAGTGGAACTGTAACAAGCGTTGGCCTAACTGGCTCTGCTGATGTAACAGTAACAGGTACTTCACCTATTACTTCAAGTGGTTCATTTGCTTTAGCATTGAGCAACACAGGAACACCAGGTACATATAATAATGTTACAACTGATAGTAAAGGTAGGGTAACAAGTGGTTCTAATGTATCTTACATCACTGGTAATCAAAGTATTACTCTAAGTGGTGATATAACAGGTAGTGGAACAACTGGTATTGTTGGAACATTAGCAAATACAGGTGTGACTGCTGGTAGTTATACATTACCTACTATTACAGTAGATGCTAAGGGTCGTATTACAAGTGCTGCTAATGGCGGAACAAGTGTTTCTAACCTAATAACAAATAGTTCAACAACAGCGGTAGGTATTAATGCAGCAGTAGGTATTACAAGTGCAGCATATAACACCGCTGTGGGTAATAATGCACTGAGAGTTGATGCAACTGGTCAATATAATACAGCAATCGGTGATCAATCGATGCGTAACAATACAGGTAATAGTAATACAGCGACTGGTTATCTAAGTTTATATACAAATACATCCGGATTTAGTAATGCAGCATTTGGCCGTGAATCATTATACTCATTACAAACAAATGGTCAAAATACAGGTATAGGTTCTGGTTCTGGTTATAGTATTACAGGTAGTAATAATACAGCAGTAGGTTATAATGCTCTATGGGCTTCTACTACTGGTAGTAATAATACCGGTTTAGGTTATAATGCTGCAAGTTCTACAGCAACAGTTTCTAATGAAATAACATTAGGCAATAGTTCTATTGCTACATTACGCTGCCAAGTAACTTCTATTACTGCATTGTCAGATATCCGTGATAAGACTGACATTACACCACTTGCGTATGGACTTGATTTTGTTAACAACCTAAAGCCTGTTGCATTTACATGGAACATGCGTGATGGTGGTAAGGTTGGTGTTAAGTCAAGTGGCTTTATTGCACAAGATTTACAAAAGACAGAAAATGAGTTTGGTGCTAAAGAAACACTTAACTTAGTAATGGACTCTAATCCAGACAAACTTGAAGCAACATACGGTCATCTTATCCCCGTATTAGTAAAAGCAATCCAGGAACTCAAGGCGGAACTCGATGCCTTAAAACTTAGCATAAATACATAATCGGAGATACAAAATGGACCAATCAAAAGAAATACAAATGAAGCAACACGTTCTTAATATGTTGCATGACTTTATGATGGAGGGCGAGGGTGGTAAGTTTAAGCCTAAGTCGATCGAAGTCGAGATGACAGATGAGCCAAAGGAAGGTAAAGAAGGTCTCGGCGATTTTCTTAAAGAAGCATCTGCACATGCTGATGAAGAATCTCCAATGGAAGACAAAGGCGAGTCTGAAGAAATGGAAGAAGCAGAAGACGAACCAAAGAAAATGTCACCACGCGAGTTCTTCAAGCGTAAGTAAGGAGTCTTATGGACTATAATACAGCAGGCTTAATAAGCCTTGTCAAAATGAAAGAAACGATCCCGGATAGTGGTGCAGCCTATGATGATGCAACACTATTGCAGTATCTTGACATGTCGCTTAAAGGATTTATTGTTCCTACTGTAGAGTCTACATTGGAAGAACACTTTGTAGTAACACATGATACGCAAATGGGTGCCCAACCACAATATAGTGGTTCTAACCCACCAGTTAATGTTGATAATGTTATTATGATCCCAGGTGAGAGTACAGGTCTTCGTTTACGCGATGTTTATATGGTTGGCACTGATGGTAGTTTCTATAATCTACCACGCTTAACACCATCTCAAGCAGCCGCACAAGGATTTGGATCAGTAAACTGGTCAATGAGTTACAATAATCAAACAAGTGCTATTGGTGGATTCTTCCTTCAAGGCAATCAAATGCAAATATTCCCATACGGACTTGCAAGCAATAAGATTATTCGTATCAGTTATCAAAGAGCCCCTAATGATTTATGTCTAACAACAGCCGCTGGACAAGTAGTGTCTATCGTTGGTGATGTTATTACAATGGACAAAGTTATTCAGTGGTATGGTAGCAGTCAAGTAAGTAGCAATTTAGTTACTCACGTAAATGCTATCAGTGGTGCTCTACCTCATGATTTTGTGCAAGATGCAACAGTACCAACAACTGTATATACAAGTTATGCACCGTTAAACGATATGCCCTTAGTAAATTGCGTAGGAAACGTTATTACACTACCTGCAGGATTAGGGGCCAATATACAAGTAGGTGATTGGATATGCCCGGTGGGTCAAAGCGTCTTTGCACAAAACATACCTAAAGAGTTATACCCAGCACTTATTCAGAAGGCTGCTTCTATGTGCATCCACGCAGCCGGTGATGCTGAAGGGTATAAGATTGCTCAAGCAGAGTATAATGAACTAATGAAACTTGGTTTGTTACAGATTGCACCACGGGTAATCGGAAAACCTATCAAGATATTACCAACAAATAGTGCATTCAAAGCCAGCCGCATTCGTGGTTGGGGACGCCGTTAAGGAAATACATGTCAGCACCAAGTCAACCAACAGCAATCGTACTTGCAATTAGTGGTTTAATATTAAACCCAAGTACCTTTGACCCAAAAGCAGCAAACGGGTCTCTAACAGTCGCTAATAATGTGGTGATTGATCGCCCATCTGTGGTTGCAACACGCCGCGGATTCAGTAACGACTTTGTAACACTAACTCATGATGGTGCATTAAGTCTATTTCAGTATAACAACTATATGCTTATCAACACATCTGATGATGATATGCACGCGGTTAAGTATGATGTAAGTAATAATCCATATCTAACAACATATACCGGTATATATAGCGTACCAGATGGCACTAATCCAGAAAGTAGAGTGCGTGGTATCGAAGTTAATAAGAACTTCTACTTTATTACACAAGATGGTACATATAGACTTGATCATATCGATGGTGAGCCACGTAGAGCAGGTGCTCCTGCAGGCTTAAGCGGCACTGGCATACCAGTCTCGGCGCCAACTACTGGATTCTTACCAAATAACACCAATATTGCTTATAGAATTGTATTTGGTTATAAAGATTACAATGAACAACTTGTATTAGGTGCACCAAGTAGCCGTATTATTGTTAAGAATACATTAGGTAATGCTGCAACAACAACTATTACATTCCAAATACCCAAAGAGATTCAAAGTTCTCCAGTAGACTTCTTCTTCCAAGTATATCGCGGTAATGCTTCACCGGATTTAGCAACACAGCCAGATGACGAAATGGCCCTATGCTATGAAGGTATTTGTACCGGTACAACCACAATGAGTGTCGATGATATCACTGGTAGTAACCTGCTTGGTGCAAGTTTATATACAAATCAAGGCCAAGACGGTATTCTACAATCTAATTATCGTCCACCATGGGCTTTAGATATTTGTACATTCAAACAATATGCTTTCTATGCAAACACTCGTAGTGTTATGAATGCACCTATTACGCTTATTGCAGCAGGTGCAAGTAATGGTGCTGGCGCATTACAACCAGGCGATACTATTACATTTACTGCAACAGAAAGTGGTGGCCCAAGTTTCTTATTAACAGCAGTATCTGGTGCTAATAATGAAGCACTTGGGTGGTTTAATGTAAGTAATACAACTAACCCAGCATTTGATATTCAAACAACAGCAATGAATATTGCACTTGTTGCTAATGCATATGCCGGTAATACATTTATTGCAGCATATTACACATCCAGCGACCAAGATCTACCAGGTCAATTACGCTTTGATAGACTGACATTATCACCTGATGCATTTACTGTTACATCAAGTCGCCCTGTTACTTGCTGGAATGAAAGTTTGCCTATTACATCTGTGAATGACGCAAGAGCAAATAGAATCTATTATAGCAAGTTTAACCAGCCTGAAGCCGTGCCTATTGTAAACTATATTGAGGTTGGTAGTGCTAATCAGCCTATTAGACGAGTTGTTCCTTTACGCGATGGTGTTATGGTTCTCAAGGACGACGGTGTTTTTCGTATTAGTAATGCCGCCCCACCCTTCACTGTTACACCTATTGACTACAATGTACGTATCCTTGCAGCAAATACAGCAGCCGAACTTGATAACAAAGTGTACTTTTTATCTGATCAGGGTGTAGTTGCATTAAGTGACTCAGATGCACAGATTATGTCGTTTGTTTTAGATAGAGCAATCATTGAAAACACATCACCCGATTTGTTCCCTAACTTACGCAGTGTTTCTTGGGGTATTGCGTATCAATCTGATCGTAAGTATATCTTATTCATGCCACAAACAGGATCTGATACACAAGCAACACAGCAATATGTGTATAATCACTTAACACAACTTTGGACACGCTGGACTCGTGGTGCAACCTGTGGACTTATCCTTAAGCGTGACGGTAAGTTCTATATGGGTAGTGTTTTAGGTAGTGCTAATGCAGCAGGTGATAGTTATGTATATCAGGAACGTAAAACATTCACTAATAATGATTATGCAGATAATCAATATACAGTAACAAGTGTTGCCTCTACCACATCTACACTGGTTATATCTAATCCAGTATTGCCACCTAATATTACTATTCAGCCAGGTTGGTCGGTTGCACAACCTGCTACAGGTAATCTTGCACGTATTGTAAGTGTTACAGTGGATGAGTCCACTACATTAGTATTAGATAATGCTAACCTAACTTGGAATGGTACAGATGTAATTCTTTATACACCAATCCTATCCGAAGTACAAACAATTCAACTCGATTGTGATAATCCTGCAATGAATAAACAGTTCAGTGAGATTGTTTATATATTTACAGAACAGGGTTTTACCTCACTTGCTGCAAGTATTAGCAGCAATACAGCAGGCATACCGATACTTGATACACTTATCCCAACACAACGAGGTGGATGGGGTAATAGTGCATGGGGTACATCACCATGGGGTGGCGGTATAAGTGGTCAAGGTAAGATTCGTCGATATGTTCCGCAAGCAGTTCAACGTGCTGGGTGGTTATACCTAAATCTAGTAAACAACGAGTGCTTTACATCCTTTGGTTGGTCGGGAATCGAGTTGCATTATAAGCAAACATCTACAAGGCAGAAATAATATGATACCTGTCTTTCGAAGATTTACTCAGGGTGATGTTCCTACTGCACCTAACTGGATTAATTATATTTTTAATCCTCTTAATACATTCTGCGAGCAAGTAGTTCAGGCGTTAACTAAGAATTTAGTTATTGGCGAAAATGTACAAGGTATGAAATATACCTTTACTTTTACAACAGGGGTACCATCAGGTGGCCTCGGTGAAGGTGTATTTTTACCCGTTAAATTTCAATATACAGGTGGTGGTAAACCTTCTTGTCTAATGTTAGGGCAACTTACTAATAATATGGGCTCTGTATTGTTATCTTCACCTATTATTGAGTGGAACTTAGATGTTAATACTAATCCTTATACTATTAATATTACTAATATACATAATCTGGATCAGAATATCAAATACACTGCAACAGTGGTGGTTTTATAAGCCGCTAAATACATAAAAGGACTAATATGGCATTTGTGACTAACTATAATCCACTTGATGATGAAACAGAGACTACCGGTAGTACAACTGGCCAGAATCAGAACACACCATCTATAATTTCCCCAATGGCAAATGCAGAGTCCAATGATTCTAATGCAGTATTGCAACAAAATGCTGGTACTTATAACACAGCAGTTCAACCAGATATTCAACCACTAAATGCTCCAAGTGCTAATGCAACAAAAGGTAGTGGATTTACTAATCTATCTACTTACTTAAATGCAAACAAGCCAGGTGCTGAAAACTTAGGAACTCAAGTAGCAGGTGGGATTAATACAATGGGTAATACTGCAATGAATAAGATGCAGAATGTTAACTCATGGGCTGAATCTAACCCAACGGGTGACCTATATAATACACAAGAAGCAAAAGATGCCCAGGGTGCTATTACTGCCGCTAATGATAAGGCTAAACTAACACAAAATGTTGGTGGGCAAACTGCTCTAATTAGAGAACTTAACCCTAATGTATCAACTGGTGGTGCTAACTTAGATCAAAACCTAATGGGCAACAGTCAGCGTGGTATGCAACAAATAGCACAATCTACTCAAGCAATATCACCACTACAAGATCTATATACAAAGCAAGCAAGTACACTACAAGAAAATGCTCAGTTACGTCAAGCATTAGCACGCCTACAACAGCAAAATATGGGTGCTCAGACAAATCCAGTTTCTACCCAAACATACGGTGGCACTGAACAAGTACCAAACTCAGCAGCAGGATCAATATCACCTGGTATGCAAGGGTTAACTGCTGATCAGATTGCATATCTAAAAACATTACAAGGTAATGCAGCAACTGGTGGTGCAGGTGGATTAGGTAGTCTTGCAAATTCAACAACTAATAGTATTTCTAATGCTATTAGTAGTGCAACAGCAGGGATGACAGATGCTCAAAAGGCAGCAGTTATATCTGGTCTTGTAACACAAGGTGTTATCAGTGGCTCATTTGGTAAATCATACCTAAATGATAGCGGTGGTGGTACAGTAAGCACATCAGGTGGTACTAATGCTAATGGCGGTACAGGTGGTGCAGATTCAGTTGGTACTGGCTTAGGTGGATTCAGCCTTGATGCTAATGGTAATGTTACTGCAAATACAACTGGTATGAGTAACACCGTTGCTAATGTGATTGGTACTGTTATTGGTGCTATTACAGGTATTCCGGGCTTAGGTTATTTAGGGTCGTGGTTAAACACAAGAACAAATAACAATGCTAATGCAGCAGCAGGTAGTTTCAGTCAAGCAATTGCTGATAGCAACCCAAATACTAATGGAACAGTAGGTAATAACACAAATGCCACAGCAACAGCAGGTCAAGCAGGTACTGGTGGTCAGGCAGCAAACGCAGCAGCAGCGGCGGCAGCAGCAGCAGCATCACAAGGATTGAGTGCAGAAGCCCAAGGTGCAGCAGCACAAGCAGCAGCAAATGCAGTAATGGGTGGTTTATCACCAGCAGATGCGGCAGCAGCGGCAGCAGCAGCAGCAAGTGCAGCAGACCCAGCAGGACAACAGGCAGTAGATAATGCAGTTCAAGCAGCAGCAGATGCAGCAGCGGCTGATAATGCAGCCAATGCTAATGCTGACCCAACTGATGCTGATGTAAGTGCGGCAACTGATACAAGTTCAGACACATCCTCTGATACATCAGGTTCTGATACATCAAGCGCAAGCAGTGATAGTGGTAGCACAAGTAGTTCAACAGGTTCTGATGGCGGCGATAGTGGTGGCAGTACTGGCGGTGGCGATAAAGACGGCGGCTATATTAGCGGCCCTGGTACATCACGTTCTGATTCTATTCCACGTATGCTATCTAACGGCGAGTACGTCATAAATGCAAAGGTTGTCGCTGCTTTAGGCAAAGACTTTTTCGACAAACTAAATAACAGCGTAAAATAAGAGAGACTATATGGCAATACAATATGATTCATTTGGCAACCCGTACGACGATACGGAATACGAACTCGACATGTACGGAAATGCGGTGCCAATCGGTGATGGCGTATCTGCACAAACAGGCTCCACTATCGACGAAAATACTCAAGTAATGCCATATCAAGGTGTTGGCACAAGCCCAGCATCTGGTGCTGGTACCGATGCTGCTCCGGCAGGTGCAACAGGTGTGAGTGTCGATGGTAAGAGTTGGATTGATGCTGCAGGGCGTATTATTGCCCCTATTGCAGTTTCAGCACTTACACCATACCTAAATAACCTACAAAGTGGCGGATTATTAAGCACTGGTACTGATATGCTTAAGAATGCAGGTAATGCACTTAACGGTATTAGTGCACCAGATTTAACAAAACTTATTCCACAACTTCGTTTACAAGTAATGCAAGGGCAGATGACACCTGCTCAAGCAGCGGCTGCTATTCAAGAAGCATCTGGTATGCAAAATGTAAACACTGATGCACAAAGTTTGCAAGGCCAACGTGATGCATTAGCAAGACTTGCTAATATCGGCGAAAACAACGGTATGACTGAAGCAGATCGTGCTGCACTTGCTGCAACAATGAATCAAACAGCGGCTAAGACTGCTTCTGATCGTGCTGCTCAGTTACAACAAATGCAGATGCAAGGTAATGCTGGCACTGGTGCTGAACTTGCAGCACGTTTAAGTGGTGTTCAAGGTGGTGCTAATGCTAATGCAGCAGCAGGTGCTTCTACAGCCCAAGCAGCCCAACTTAGAGCATTACAAGCAATCCAAAGTGGTCTACAAGGCAATGCTGCATTAAACACACAACAGTTTGATCAGGCTGCTAAGAAAGCCGCTGCACAAGATGCTGTAAACTCGTTTAATGCTCAAGCACGCCAGAATACTAATCTTTCTAATGCTGGTTGGCAACAACAAGCAAATACAAACAACTTTGATACAGCAAATCAGATTGCTAAGACAAATGTTGGTATTCAGAATCAACAAGCAATGATGCCGTATGAAGCCACACAGAAGAACTTCAGCAATCAGTTGGATCTTGGTAAGGCACGTGCTGGTGTTCAAGTACTTGGTGGTACTCCACTTGTTAAAGCAGCAACTGAGCAGATTGCTCGTAGTGCTGGTGCAGGCGCTGCTCAAGCAGCCAATGGCGGAAGTGGAACAGCAGGTACTGGCGGAACAGGCCAAACAGTGGATCCAATCACTGGTGCTATTACTAAAGGCATCACTGGTGCTGTAACAAGCGGCTTAGGTGGGCTGATTGGTGATGGACTTAGTAAAGTGGCTGATTGGCTTGGATTTGCAGATGGTGGTTATGTGCAACCGGTAAGTAGCAGTGAAATGTCAGATCAAGATATCGATCATATGATTGCTAAGATGACTGACTACAAATATCGTAGAAAAGGACAATAATATATGGCATTATCACAAAGCGATACCGCTAAGTTTGCAATGGCAGTTAAGAACGCACGCCCCGACATCACTGATGAAGAACTAAGCGCATTAGTAAAAGAAGCAGGCGATGTTAATGATGACCCAGTTAAGAGTCAAGCATTAGCAATGAAAATGCTTCCACAACTTAATACACAACTTGCTGATCCATATGCTGGTGCAGGTCATACAGCAGCAGATTCAATGCGTCAGTTTAGCCCCGAACAGTTAAAGGCTGCATACGCACAACAGCAAGCAGCATATCAGCAAAATCAACCAAGTAGAGCCATTGGCGGCATACTTGCGGGTGGTAGCGGTAGTGCTGATGTAATGAATAAGAATAAGGCTGATTGGGATGCTATTGATAAGCAAAACATGCTTCAAAGCATTGACCAACAAGTTGCATTGCAAGACCAAGCAACTAAAGGCCTTGCTGGCGCTAAGAGCGTGCAAGATATGGCTCAGACTGCTGGAAAGTATTCTGGTACTCAACTTGAGCAGCAACAAAAGATACAAGGTACACAGTTTACACTTGATCAACAAAAGCGTATGAATGATCCTAATAGCAACGAAACTGCATTAGCAAAGTCATTGATATTAAGCCAAGTCGGCAGCATGGATAATGTATCTAAAGCACAGATGCAGAAAATTGTATCTCAGCCCGGTGTAACTGCACAACAATTATTACCAGCAATGGCACAATGGGCTCCCGCAGCACAAAAAGCATTTATGGAGAAGGTTAATGCTGGTAAGACAGTTGCTGATACTGCTAAGGCATATGCAGATGCTTCTAAAACAGGTGCAGAAATACCTGGTGTTGTGGCAGAAGGCAGAATTGGTACTGCGACCGCTAATACAATTGCACCTAGTGTCCAGCAAGAACGCGATCGCGAGTCATTAGCAATCTTAAAATCGGAATATGATAAGTTGCCAGATGGCCACCCAGATAAGGCAAGTGTATTCCGTGAGATTACACGACTTGTAGATAGTTCAAAAGGTACATTGCAAATTCCACAAGGCATGAATATGTCTGTTAGTGGCGGAAAAGCAAGTTTAACACCTAGCCCGCTGGTTACCGGTGCTCAAACTGCTGGCGCAACCGAAGACGCTACAGGCCGTAATCAAAGTGCTGTGTCTACCAAATACGGGCTTGAAGGACTCACTGGCTCTCTTGCTAAACAATCAGCAGATGCGGTTAAGGCAGGTAAGGCATCCGCAACAGGTAGCATCGCTAATTGGGTGGCTAATCTTACACCAGGCGAAAGCGAAAGAGTACGTACTGATATTAATAAATTAGTTGATGCTAAGATTGCTTATGGAACTGCTGCAGGTAGCAACCCAATTAAGGATCGTGATGCTGAGGTTGCTCGTATTATGAAACTAAGCCCTAGTGCGTTCCAAAACGAAGTGCTTAATTCTAATCAAGAAGTTGCACGCAATGAAGCACGTCAAAAGGCATATACAGATTACATTCAGAAGAATGGATCACCTACTGGGTTTGACGATAGTAAGATAAAAGGTGCCACTTATATGTATAATCCATCAACTGGTGCTAATGCATTAGTTAATCCTGCTAAAGTGGATCAGTATCGCAAGCAAGGTTTTGTACAACTTAATGAACTTAATAGGTAAGGAGCCATATGGCAATATTAGATCTCGATGATGATGGTAAGAAACCTGTTAAAGCAACAGCACCCGCAGTAAAGCCCGGCTACTTCGATCAAGGTGGTCAGGGTGATGCTGCTATACGTGGGTTTGCTAATGGTGCAACATTTGGTCTTGCACCTAAAATTAGTGCTGGTATAAATTCCTTGTTCGGCAACGGTGATTACCAGACAAATCTTAAACAGTATCTTGATGCTAATAGAACTGCTCAGGCCTCACACCCTACAACAAGCCTTGTTGGTAATGTAGTAGGTAGTCTACCAAGCACAATAGTCGCAGGTGCCGGCTCTCTTCCTGCACAGATTGCTAAAAGTGCTGCATTAGGTGCAGCAGATACATATGGATCATCAACCAAAAGTGGTGTTGGTGCTGCAAAAGATGTTGCTACAGGTGCTGTCATTGGTGGTGCTGCACCAGCAGTGTTACCAGGTCTTAAAGTAGTTGGTAAAAGTCTGTCAAATATTATACGTGGTGTTCCGGATGCTGAGAAGATTGCTGAAGCAGCAATTAAATATAAAAATGCTCCTCTGCCTTCTTCTAAAGGATTAGAGAAAACAGGCGCTGCTAATAAAGCATTTAAAGATTTAAAATCACTTGATGTTAATGGTAATCCTGCAGTAGGAGATCAACTTATACGTGAGACAGGTGTTAAATCACTTGATAAGGCTACATTAGATGCAGTCATTAAGAATGCTAATGCAACAAGACCAAGTATGTTAAAAGAAGTTATCCCATCAATGGCTCAACACTCGGCATATGGTGCAGGTGCTGGATTTGTTACTTCGGGCGGAGATATCGATACAGCATTAGCAGGCGGACTTGCTGGTTTAGGTACAGGTGCTGCTACAGGGGTTTCAAGGTCGCTAAGTGGACCTGCTGCTAAACTTAGAATGCCAGACCAGCCAAGGGCCGCATCCAAGTATGATGTTATAGGTGACACAATTCAATCAGTTGGTGATCCACTTGTTAAGATGGGTGTACAAGGTGCGGTTAAGGACGTTAAGGAAGTTACAGGAACATCAACCAGCCCGTTTGGTAAGTTAACCAGTTACATAAATCAAGCAGCAGGTGCAACTAACCCAGCAGTGCAACAAGTGGCCGAACAAGCGCAAGGTATTGCTGAGAGTAATGACTCGGATGCAAAGCGTAAAGCAGCAATGGTACTACAGGATACACCAGAGGGCCGTGCTGTGGGCAACTCTTCAAGTAATGTACGTGACTTGGATTAAGTAGTTGACAAGTCCTAAAGTGATGTTACAATACATACATCGCAACACACTTTAGGACACAAAATGCAAGTTACTATTGAATCACTAATCGAAGAAGTTAGTTACATCAACCAAAAAAACTTCTATGTATTTGCGAAAACACCCTCTGCAAAAAGAATGCTTAAAAAATACGGGCAAATGAATGCGTCTTCTATCTATGAAGAAACACAAAAACAAATTGCTAATGCAATTATTGCAAATGGATGGACTAAAGAGCAGTATGAAAAAGTGCGTAGTAGTACCGGTGGGCTAATCGTGAGTAATGCCTATGCTAAAGGTGATGCACGAGCATATTTTGAAGTTAATAAAACACAAAAATAAAATATATGATCTGGGTTATTATCTACTGCCTAATATGTTTGGGTGTTTATCAAGTATATACACAGGACTAACATGATTGCAAAACTTAATAGATTTTGGATTTGGCTTAACAGTCTCGAGATGCCAGAGAATAAACCATACTATAAAATGCGGCAAGAAAGGCAAGCAGAAATTCGTGCATTGCAACTTGCGTTGATACCAACCGACCAAGATATCTTAAATGCTAAACAACGAGCATACATGAAAGAGGGGCACTGGTAATGGAACACATTCTATTCTTCATCCTGGGCTTAATTGCCTTTCCTGATAAGCCCAAAGACAACGGGTAAATATAATTAACCCTTACCTTAGGGACCGTGATAGTTGCATCCAAGCAGGCGTCACATTAGAAAACCCCTACTTGCAATTTAGGGGTTTTCTTTTGACTAAGTGATTAGTTAAACCACTCACGACTCACACGATACATTTTCTTTTTGTATTTCTTCGCTTGTTTTAACCAGTAGCCACTTGGTACTTCATGAAGCATCGCCCAATAACAGGTTATTCTTCTATTCATTTTGTCCTCGCATCGTTAATTTTATTCACCCATCGAATAACATCGTCATATGTTACAAAGAAACCTACAGGTTCATTATCTAATAATACATCTCCACCTAACGAGAAAGAGAGATTATCTGGACAATTATATAGTTCAATGCCCGGTTCTCCTGATTCAACATCGGACATCGAATTCCAAAACATTTTAGTCCCATCTTTCTTTGTCCCTACTACTGCAAGGTGCATTACCGCTCGTGAGATATGACTCATTATTGCACTCTCGCGTCGTTGGTTCTACTAAGCAACTCACTGAACATCTTGCCAGTGAGAGCATCATATTCACCCACTGCACGTATCGCTATAATGTAACACCACGATACTGACACACTGGTATGTCCCTTTCTATTAAACATGCTGATCTGATTAACTTCTCTGTTTTTGATAATCTTAAGTCTGTTATGCCGAACTTTCGTACCATATCGTACAATTCATTCTTACCATTTGATATTTCATCTATTGTTATTTTCATTCTATCTCCTCGTTTATTTAGTGTAGAATTTAACCCATCTCTCATATGATACTGGTGTTAGTTTTACTGAGTAGGTATCTGGTTCATAGTTGTTAAATGTTCCCCACCCACTTCTTGTCGTTGATATCAATTTACCTTTATGGACTATTTGATTTTCATCTTTGGGTATCTTATCTTCTTTAAGAAGTTTCGCATACATAGAATGTGCTTCATCTATGTTACCATCTTCATCTCTTGCTAATAATCTATCTGTTGTTGTGTCATATCGTATGTTCATTCTATCTCCTTGTTATATTAACTAACTCTCGCATCATTGGTTCTACTAAGCAACTCACTGAACATCTTACCAGTGAGAGCGTCATATTCACCCACTGCACGTATCGCAATAATATAACACCACGATCCATTTTCGTCAATGAAGAACGCAATGCTGCGGGGTATGTATGAATAGCCCTCTGGCACGCATGTTAGCACAGCATCAACAATAGCATCTACCGGTTTAACGGCAAAAAACAGGTTGATTTGTGCGGTTTTTAGCACCATAACCGCGGCACTTGGCATCGTAGCACTATGCTCGGTTAGATGCGTGTCTAAACGGTTCAAAATTTCGAGTTCTTTTTCCGTAAGCACATGCCGTGGCTTGTATTGCTTGTTGAATAGTTTAGTTAACCATTTCATTTTAGATCCTTTATTTTCTGCTTGAGCATCGCCACTTTAGCCTTTGCTTTGTCTGCTTTGATTTTCTTATTTGCATTTCGTTTTGCACTATTAAGTTTCTTTAATAGTGTTCCACGAGTTTTGTATTTGCCCTTCAGCCCGCCACACATTTGATTTAGGCACATTGGGTCATAAAGGGCTTCATGTGGAACAAGCAACTCCTCACAATCGTATGCTTCCGTTTCAGTAGCAAATGTCTGTAATAACACAGTGGTCCAAGTATCCCACGCATAATCGGGTAGTTGAAGCGATAACTTAAATGCTATCCCACTTCCTTTGTATGTGCCATTTAGCACGTTAGCAGTTTTCGCCTTACCAGTGTAATATAGCCCGGTTGGGTGCGTAGTTTTATAACAACACCACTCAAGTGTTAGGTTCATATATCACTACCTGTTGATGATTTTTAGCATAGATGCTTATGCTACTAAGCATAACCGGGAACATTACTAATAATGTTATTAACACAAATAATTTAAGTTTCATCTTTATCCTTTGCTTCTTTTGCAAGTCTACGTGCTTTCTGCTTTCTAAACATATCGGCTTTCTGTTCTGGTGTTAGTCTTGCATAACGCTCACGTTCTTTGGCTAATCTATCTGAATGCTTTTCTTCAGATGTTCTTGTATCTAATAGACGCTTTGTTCTCGGTGGTCTTGCTTCACCTGGCTCACGTGGTGGGCGAGGATGCTTCTCTTTATATCTGGCATACACCTCACGTGACTTTTCTTTACGTTCCTCAGGTGTCATTGAGAACCACTTAGATGAGTTTTTCTTTGCAATGACAGCCTTACGCTCTGGCTTTGCATTATACTTGGATGTATATTCTTTTACCTTATCTTTGTTTCTTGCATTCCAACGCATTGATGCTGCAACTGCTCCTGCTGCTTTCTCTTCTGGAGTTCTCTTTGGTGGCTTTGGGTTGATTAGGTAGATGTATAACTCATCTTGAGTTAGTCCCAACTTATCACCTTTGTTGCACATCATGCAGGTGCGGTCAACGTGGCGTAAGTTTGTTCCATCTTCCTTTTGATGACCATGACGCCTACATGGCTTTCCCCAAAATAGTTTATCCTTTGTTATCATATGTGAATCCCTCTCCTTTGTGTATCTGGTTGTAAATCCACTGAACAGTTTTGCCGTGTGCTACCGCGGCTGCTCTGACTGATGGAAATGTTCCCAAGGGTGTTGTTAATGCACGAGCATTTATTGCAGCGGCATTAGGCTTATTGACTTTCTCTTTTTGTGTACGAAAGTCAATGATGCGTCTTTTGGTATGCAAGTTTATTTCATATTCAGGGATGACTGAATCTTTTCTAACTGCATAACCCTTTATCGCTTCTTCAAACAATTTCTGCTCCATAGTGACCTTTCGTATTGTTATTTACATACATTTATGTATTATGGTGCTCAAATGGCTGAAAAATCGGTTCTTTTTAATATGTCATGTTTTATCAAGATGATAAATATTGTTGTATTCCTTGCACAACTGAAATACACGCGGCTGGGGAGTCGCAACTAACCCGTATCAGATTCTATTTGATGCGGGTTTTTTATGGGCAATGATAAATACAAGTAGACAAACAAAGTCTCTAAACTGGAAACGCAAGGCGAAATACCCTAAAAGGCCCCGAGTAAAGTGTATCGCAAGGAAATAAACTAAATGTGCCTAATCAGCATCTTCCGAGCACTTATGTAACGCACCAAGTTACTTTTACTAATAGACTTGGGAGTGGTCTACCATTTTGATTAAAAACAAACTGTTATGTTCAGTCGCTTAAGAATCCTTTCAAACAACTTGCGTTATAGTGGTGGGGGAACTTGATACTATATGTTTTTAATCAATACAACAAATGCCTGACTTAAGAGCGATAGCGAATGCTTACAAGTAGATAGAGCGATAGCGAATATCTACGCAGTGAGCCCGACTGCGCGTAGCGTAGTTCGGCTTTACCCAAAACATAATATAAAGTTAATATCAAAAAGTAACAGGGAGCCCTGATCTGGAGATCGAGACAGACAATTCTCTTGCAGAGACATTTGTCATTCGGGCTGCTGCCCTCATCGAGTTCTCTTATCGCTACGCTCAAGACAACTCAAGGATTGATACTCAAGTCGCTGCGCTCTTCCTTGAGTATCAATCCAAGGGGTAAACCCCAAAACCGCTTGAGTCGCTGCGCTACCTCAGCATATTTTGGACGATGCCATCGTAACTCATTTTAGAATCTGCCGACCTGCCCAACGAATAAATATAGATGTATTGCTACAAAGGAAACTAAATGAATACAAAACAAATCACAGCGGGTGATAACTTCACTCTGCACCTTGGCGATAACCTCGCAACTCTTAAAGCCTACCCTGATAACACATTTGACTCTATCGTCACTGACCCGCCGTATGGCATTGACTTTTTAGGTAAAAAGTGGGACTCACATACGGGCACAGTTGAACTATACAAAGAATGTCTACGAGTGCTTAAACCCGGTGGATACTTACTTGCATTCAGTGCAGCAAGAACATATCACAAACTTGCTTATTCAGTTGAGTTAGCAGGTTTTGAGATACGCGATCAACTAATGTGGCTTTACAGCAGTGGCTTTCCAAAAGCACAGGACATTGGTAAGGCGATTCAGAAACGATTAGGCGTTAAAGAAACTGTGGCCCACAAATACAATAAGCCCGGTGTGGCTAATTCAAATGATGTATTCTACACAGAAAACCCACAACAAACTGTATGCACAGATGATATTGCTAAAGAATGGGAAGGATTCAAGACAGCACTCAAACCAGCACACGAGCCAATCGTTATGGCACGCAAACCATTCAAAGGTAGCACCATTGATAATGTGTTAAAGAACGGTTTAGGTGCTATGAACATTGATGCTACGAGAGTGCCGTGGGTTGATGATCAGCCAAAGCCACAACCACTCAACGGTAATGGTGGTGTAATATTTCAAGGCACTGGTTACATACCCGCAGATGAAGATGCAGAAATGAGTGTCGTAAGTGACGCCGGTCGCTATCCATCTAATGTCATCGGTGAAGTGGCTGAAGGGTATCAAAAGTATTTCTACTGCCCCAAGGTTAGCCGCAAAGAGAGGCACAGTGGATTTGAAAAGGAAATAGAAGGTATTCGTTTTGCACCAGAACCCAAAGATGGTTGTGCTGCTATTATCGAAGGCCACGAAGATCAGCGATGTGGTGATGCTAAGATAACCATCGGTAACAACCACCCAACCGTGAAGCCAGTTGCACTTATGGAATACTTAATCAAATTGGTAACACCACCGTCTACACCTACTCTACAACGCAAAGTCTTGGACCCGTTTAACGGTAGCGGCTCAACTGGTATGGCTGCAACTAAATTAGGTCACTACTACACCGGATGTGAGTTGGACCCTAAGTATATTGCCATCAGTGAGAAAAGGATTGAAGCGTGGAATGCACCTGAACCAGAAGATAACCCACTACCCGATGACCTTTTCGGCGATATTTGACCTATTCGAGCCACTTAGTATATAATAAGTGATAAATACTATTGATAGTAAGGAAACTATGCGTATTAATCTAAAAGTATCATTTGCTGATAAAGATAAAGTTAAGTGGCTCGGAGCAAAGTGGGACATCGCCCGCAAATGCTGGTATATCACTAACCAAGAAGATCTAAGACCATTCTTACCTTATATGGATCTAAACCCCAAACTAACGCAAAGGAAGAACAAATGAAAACAGTTAAGTACAAGATTAAAGAAAACAATGCTAATACAGAATACCGCGAAGTAAGCAAAGAAGATAAGGAGTGGGTACTATCTCAAGCACAACGTATAAGCAACTTAGCAGATGACTGCGCTAAAAGCACCAACCAAGATATCTTAGATGCTGGCAGAGAACTCACTAAGACACGTAAAGAACTTATTAGACAAGGCACCGGTACATTAAACAGTGTAAAGACATTAGTAGACGGTGTTATAAAGAATATGGTCCAAGGTGGTCAAAGAGACTTTAGTGATAGAACATGTAAAGGACTTCAAGGCGCATTTAAGATAGCAAGTGAAGTATTTAATACTATCGAAGAAGTAGAGTGGGAAGAAAGCACAACTCTTAGAAACGATCCATATACGATGGACCCTATTCAAACAACACTAAGTGATCTGTGGGATACTCAAGTTTACGAAGTGACTGTTAAGAGAAAGCGATAAGTAAGTATGCAGAGTTGTTAACTGCGTGTAAAAATCCTTCCTCCTTGAAGCGTGGTGCCCCGACTTAATCCATCGGGGCATTTTTACGATTATAAATACAAGCATCAGTAACTTATTTTGAGCCTGATAACAAGAGTGGCATCCAAATTGGACCACATTGGATTATGACTAAAAAAGACATTGCTTCCTATATTCAAAGTGACCCTGACAATAGGGCCACATCCGCCACTGCACAATCTAATGTCGCAGTGATACTCTCCCAACTTGCTTTTGTTCAACCATCCACTGAGATGATAGAAAATCTTGCTGCAAGTGGTATTAGCCTAAAGAATATCTGTGGTATCATTGGTAAGAACTTTTCTTACTTCAGTGACAACCCAACTATGAAGGAAGCATTTGATCGTGGTCGTGCCACAGTGGGTTCAAGAGTACGAGCAAGGTTATTAGATGCTGCCTTAGAAGAAAACTCTATGCAAGCAGCAATGTACCTTGATAAGATCTATGGCGGTGATACTGTAGCCTCGGAGGTTAATGTCAATGTGACATCTACACCACTCGAGAATGTATCCACTGAAGACCTACTTAATGTGGCATTCACGGTTAAAGATGACGAAACAGATTAAAGCCACTGCTACTCAAGTTAAGCAGGAACTCTTCCGCCGTGGCGAACTATCGTGGTTGCTATATAAGCACCAACGCCCTATCTACGATAAGATCCGTGAAGTCCTAAAGTCAAGTGAAACCGATGACAACAGTTATGTAATCGACTGTGCTAGACAGTACGGTAAGAGTTTCACTATGTTTACAATCGCAGTGGAAGAATGTCTACGCAGCCCGTTTCATACTATAGTGTATGTTGCACCACTGAAGTCTCAAGTGGTTGAAATTGTTACAGAGAAAACATTCCGCACTGTATTTGAATTTGCACCCAATGAATGCATCCCTAAGTTAGATGGCTCAGCATTAGTATTCCCCAATGGTTCTCGCATTAGACTTGCTGGTACTGATAACAAAAATTATGCTAACCTCCGTGGTGGTATTGCACATCACGTATTGCTAGATGAAGCAGGATTCATGAGTGACTTAGACACAGGTGTTCTACCATCGGTTACACCTATGCTTAAGACAACTGGTGGTAAGATTATCTTTGCATCCACACCACCCGAGAACCTTGATCACCCATACTTAGAAATCCTACGTGAGCACGACGAGAGTGGCCACATCAGCACCTATACCATTTGGGATGATAAGTCACTTACAGATAAGCAACTACAAAAGATTATCAGCGATTGTAAAGGCCGCGACACCACGCTGTTCAAACGTGAGTATGAGTGTAAGCGTATTGCAGAGAGTAGTCAACAGGTGTTGCCAGAACTCAGCCTAGAAGTATCACAGCGCATACTGTATAAAGATAACCGCTATAAGGAAGATGATCTATTACAGTATTGGCAAAAGTATGTTGTGGCAGATTGGGGCGGTAAAGACTTCACTGCTATTATATTTGCACACTATAACTATCACACTAAGAAAGTAGTGGTAGAAGACCAACTTAACCTAACTGGCTCACTTATAAGCAGTGGTCGCATAGCAGCGGAGATTAAGGCTAAAACCACCGAATTATGGCCAGATCCTAACTATAGAAGGCAAGTGCAATACTACTGTGACTCTAACAATGTGCTTATACAAAACGACATGATAAACACCTATCACTTGCCATTTGTTAGCACAAGCAAGGATAGATTAGCAGAGCAAATGGTACAGAAAGTACGTGACTGGATATACGATGATCGCATTGACTTTGCTCAAGCAGCGGAGTTTACTATGAAAAGTTGTATGTCAGGTTGGTGGAGCAAAGGCAAAGATAAGTTTGCCCACAGTAAGATCTATGGTCACTATGATCACTTAGCAGCATTGATATACTTAATACGCAACGTGAATACCAATGCTGACCCACTGCCTCGCACATTGGGTCTAAACCCGCATACACACTTTATTGACCCACTATATGGTAGTGATAAGGTAGGTGTACAAAAAGAGTTGAGAGAAATATTTAACCCCCGCAAGGGACTATCGTTTAGGAAATAAAATGAAACTACCAGACATGAGAACATCAGTGGAAAGTCTTAAGGCACGCCCAGAGACAATGGAAACATTAAACAATCTATTAGAGCGTAAGCAAGATCTTGAGGACTATGTTGCAGTTATTCAACCACTGCTGTATGAGTTAAGTATGAAACTATGTGGCGATAAGACAGAAATGCCACTTAGAGACCTTGTTGACTTAAGCATTAAACATATCAAAGGAGAATAATATGAATACAATATTATACTATTGGTATAGGCTTACAGATCCAGCATATACATTGGATAAGTTAGCACGCCCGATGACAAGAGCAAAGTGGGTTGCTCAAATGAAAGCACATAACGAATATTTTAAGGGGAAATAATATGAAAGAACTAAGTGGAACATTTCACCGCATTTATAGAGTAAAGGGCGGTTTGTATGGCATAGAAACAATCACTGTATCTAAGGGTAAAGTGACTGAGTCAGTTATTGCAGAGGAAAACTATCCAACTGTTACAATGGCGAAATTCAACAAAGTATGCTTTGCTGAAGCACAGGACAAGTTTGATAAGGACTCGCAGGAGGTATCCTAATGGAATATCTTGCTTTAGCATTGGTAATAGTGGCAGCAATGGCTTATACATTAGTTGATAAGTGGCTGGATCAGAAGCAGTCACTAAATACAGCAGCATCGGAAGATGCCCTCACTGCGGCCGTGGATGAACTATCAAAGAAGTTGGACTCACGGATAAACAAATGCTTCGAGAATCACCAGTTCATCAAAACGGAACTGGACTCAATGAAGTTGCAGTTCGGCTTAAAGGTTAGAAACTAATGGACGACTATAAAAACGACGATTTAGAATATTGGGCTGCCGCTGATACGCGCACCTGTGCAGATGAAGTAATAAAAAGATGTGACGATTATTGGCGCTTCTGTAAAACAAGTAACTGGTTTGAAAACTGGAGAAAACTTTACTATGCATACAACCCAAATAGATACATTGCGGGACAAACTGTTATGGCAGGTGAGTCCAATGAGTACCGCACTATTAAGGTGAATCACTTTCATAATCTACTTGAACACATTCAAACCTTATCTATTACAGATCGCCCAGCGTGGCAACCACAAAGCAGCAATAGTGATTCTAAGTCACAGAAGCAAACTATTATCGCTAATGGTGTTCTTGATTATATGATGCGTGAGAAACGTGTTGAGCGCCACTTACGTGATGCCACTCGCAATGCATTATTGTTCTGTGAGGGATTCGTATCTGAGCAGTGGGATCCAGCCAAAGGTGATGCATTAGCAACAGATCCCGAGACTGGTGACACAAAGCACCAAGGTGACTTACTGTATAACAGCCACGAACCAGTGGATATCATCCGTGATCCTAACTTGAAGCATTTCAGCCAACGTTCGTGGGTTACTGTGCGTACATATGAAAACAAGTATGACATAGCAGCAAAGTATCCTGAGTATGCAGAGGAAATCATTGGTTGCACAATGGATATCTCCGCAGTGAATCACTACATGGCTGGACAGTTCATGGACCGCAGTCTCGAAACTGATCAAATCGTTATACTCACATTCTATCACGTTAAGTCAGCAGGATGCCCAGACGGTAGACAAATGGTTATGTTGCAAGACGGAACTGTTCTAAGTGACAGTATCTTATTGTACAAACACATCCCAGTGCACCGTATTGTTATGGCTGACCAAGTTGGTACACCAATGGGTATGAGTGTAAGCATTGATCTATTACCGTTGCAAGAAATGTTAGATGCTCACTTTAGCACAATCTTATCTATTAATGAAAACTATTCTATTCCTAAGGTGTTGTTGCCTATTGGTAGTGATATTATGACAGATAGTTTAAGTGCAGGTTTTCAAGCAATCAGTTATAACAGCAATGCTGGTAAGCCAGAAGTTATGACGATGCCCACAGCGCCAGATGGATTATTCAAGGCAATGCAACTATTACAACAAGATATGGAAACTATTAGTGGTGTGAATAGTGTATCACGTGGTAATCCTGAAGCAAGTCTTAAGAGTGGTAGCGCATTGGCACTTGTACAAAGCATGGCAATTCAATTCCACGCACCATTGCAACAGTCTTACATTCAACTGTTAGAAGACGTTGGCACAGCGACAATCCAAATCATGCAAGATTATGCAGATAGTCCTCGCATTATACAGATTGCAGGTAAGCGTAACAAAGGCATCATCCAACAAAGTTTCAGTAATAAAGACATTGATGGTATTAGTCGCGTACAAGTTCAGGTTGGTAATCCACTAAGCAAAACAGTTTCGGGTCGTTTAAGTATTGCTCAAGACTTACTTGCTAATCACATTATCACTAATGCAGCAGAATATCTAATGGTACTTGAAACAGGTCAGTTAGAGCCAATGATACAAGGTCCAACCAGTGAGTTGCTCAACTTAGCATCTGAGAATGAGATGTTGCTTGATGGTACTAACATTCCTGTGTTATTTACGGATAATCATGTGTTACACATACAAGAGCACTCTGCATTAGCAAGTGACCCACAAGTACGTGGAAATCCTGAACAATTTGGCATTATTGCAGCCCACTTACAAGAGCATATTGCAATGCTAAGTGACCCAACCTATGCTAACTTTAGACAACTAATGGGACAACCAAGTTTACCACCACCGATGCAACCGGGGATGCCACAGGCTGGAGCACCTGCCCCAGGAGCCCCTCAGGGTGGAAACCCAGGACAAGTTGTTTCACCAGGTAATCCAATGAGCGGTGGTGATATTCAAGCAAAAGCAGCAACAATCAAAGGCCCACAAGCGCCTGCGAATGCAATGACGGGTGAAAGAGCACCGTTAGCGAAACCAGTGTAAGAGAACAAGGGAGGTAACCATAGTGGCCCTCCCTACATAACGCAACCCGAAAGGACGCAAAATGGAAGAAAATGTAAGCGGTGGCGTAGCAGCCCAATCAGAAGGTCAAACAACAAATACTATCCCAGGTGCCGCACCAGGTGAAACAGTATCTGAGACAATGAAACGTATGTATAAGGTCACAGTTGATGGCCAAGATATGGAAGTTGATGAAGATGAACTCCGCCGTGGTTATGCTCATAACAAAGCAGCATCTAAGCGTATGGAAGAAGCATCAATGACACGCAAGGAAGCAGAGCAAGTATTACGTATCTTCAAAGAAAACCCACGTGAAGCATTCAAGATGCTTGGCAGCGATGCTCGTAAGTTTGCAGAACAAGTTATCAATGATGAGTTAAGTGAAGCCTTATTAAGCCCACAGGAACGTGAGTTACGTGACTATAAATCAAAGGTAGACAAGTATGAATCAGAAAGTCGTAATGCTAAAGAACAATACGAACGTGAACAACTTGAAGCAAGCATTAGTCAACAAGCAGAAGCAATTCAAGCAGACATTATTGGAACACTCGAATCAGCAGGTTTGCCAAAAACTGAGAGAACAGTCGGAAGGATTGTGTACTACCTTCAGGCCGCGTTGCAGGCAGGTTTTAACGTACAGCCCAAAGATGTAATTGATCAAGTTAGGGCTGATTATAAAGCCGACTTGAATAGTATGTTGGGTGGTTTACCAGAAGATGCATTAGAAGCATTCTTAGGTGCAGACGTTGTTAAACGCATTGCTAAGAGCACAGTCAAGACAGCAATGCCTATTAGATCAGTTGATAAAAGTGTCAACCTTAATAAAGCACCGCGTGCAGTGGATGGCAAGAAACCAACCAGCCCACGTGAGTACTTTAAGCGTCGTTAATACGATGTGAAGTGTTCGTACGCCATTCTAATTTCATATGTTAAATCAAATGGTGCATTATGCTCAATGGCGTAGTCTAATGCATCCTTTAATAGGTCTATGTCATCAATTTCAGAGTTGGCAAACAGCATCACCATCATTGACAGTACATCAAACTCTTAGTCGGTCATTTTAATGTGCGGGAGAAACCGTTCTTACCATCGGCTACCCATCTTTTAATTCTATTAGGTTTGTATTCATCGGCAAATGCACTAAACATATCAATCATTGATGTAAAGGTGCCTTTGTTTGAATGATAGATATATGGAGTATTACGACCTTTAGATGTTTCGCTGATTCGTTGTTTACGAGCATCAGACAACTTAGGGCCAGCAATACCTTTATTCCATGCATCTTTACCGGTAGGTTTCCCTTTCTTAGGGCTTGTCCCTAATTTTCTTCCTACTAATTTTGCACGTACCTTTTCAACAGTTTCGGGCAAACGTACAGATCCTCTCCTGGAATCCCCGATCCTCTGTCGCCTTATTTCTTCGTTAATCTGCTGATCATTAATATCAATGCTTGCAATTAACGTATTAATTTCATCTTGTGTTAGATTAGACATCTTTTAATTTTGCCTCTCTAATTTTAGCCCATCTTGCTTTTTGTGCTTCGGAGTTTTTCCGTTTATGTTCATCACTTGCAAGAGTGCCTTTAGTTGGAGAAGGGCGGCCCTTCATTGATTTAGAAATTTTCTCTCTTGTTTCGTCGGATATTAAATTACCCTTAAGTGCATCAGAAATCTTTTGTTTTGTTTCATCTGATTTAGGTTTTCCTATTATACCTGCAATAGATTTATCAATTGATTCTTGCGTTCTTTTTCTACCAGTCTGCGCTTTAGAATTTTTCTTCTTATGCTCATCACTTGCTTCCCTGCCTTTAAGTGCTGATGGTCTACCCTTACCTGCTTCAGATAGTTTCTGAGATATGGTATCTTTCTTAATTAATTCATCATCGACCTCGATACTTGCAAGGATAGCATTAATTTCATCTTGAGTCAACTCAGACATCTTTAAGTCTCCTTGAAAATCCATCTTTATTTCTGCATACTCTGTACATGCATTGGTCAAATGTAAAAACATCTTTATAAGCATCAATCATACCCATACGATCAGCAAATTCTCCCTTCGGTGTAATATACATATAGATACTATCTCCCGAAGCAATACCTTTCTTTTTACTTATTTTACCTATATGTGCGTCTCTATTCTTTTGTTTGGTTTCTTCGGTATGCTTACCACGAAACCCACTTGTACTATAATCGCGAGTTGCAGCCTTACCTTTTCTGGGACTTTCTCTCCCGGATAAGGCTACACTCACCTTGCTATATCTATCATCTTTAGCAATCTGTGCATCATCAACTTCAATTGACGCAAGAATAGCGTTAATCTCGTCCTGTGTATATTCTTGCGTCATATGGTCCTTTAGATAAGTGTATTAGCCCACAGTGTTGTATAAGTTTCTGGGAAATTAAGCATTTTTGCTGCATATTCCTTTACTGCACGCATACTTGGGTCAGGGAGTCTTACCCAATTAGTATGCATCCAATCAAGTAGAATATGCTTCTGTGCTTCTGTTAGATCCAGAATTGGGTTAGTCATAACAACACTTGCCAACCAACCCCATGATTGGTCATTATCAAGGTTGAATGCTTCATACTGTACACGACTACGGATAGCAGCCTCATGCATTAATTTAGCCGGCGGCTTCCAAAATGGTTTATCGGGCTTACGCAATGCACTACTTGGTGATAATTGCAAGTTAGATGTAATAATAAACCGTACATTATCTGTAGGAATCTCAATACCAACATTGCCCGGCACAACAAATGATTGGAGTGCATTACCAATGAGTTGCAAGTTACGATCTTCACTATTAATGTAATTGATGATTGTATTGCTTAGGTTCTTGTTGTACGACCAAACATTACGTTCAGCATCCAGCGCACCCTTCATGATATTCAGACTGTCTGCATCTGTAAACAAACTGTCGCAGTCATCAATCCATACAGTGATTGGTTTACCCTTAGCAAGATATACCGCGGTAGCCAACTTAGCCGTAACTGCACTAATAGACGCAACACCCATAATTTCATGCAACTTAATGTTATTATGCTCTGCAAGTGTCTTTACGGTAAATGTCTTACCAGCGCCAGGTGGGCTGTAAATATAGCAGTGACGCTTTGTCTCATATTCCAGTTGTGATAGTCCGAGCCCGGCAAGGATCTTATTTTGTAAATCCTCTGTAAATAATTTGCCCTGACTGATAAGGAAGTCCTCAGCAGTGGTAAATGGCTTGAATCCAAAGTTGCCATTTGTTGCTGGTGCATGTACTTGCTTATGTTGCGGTACAATCGATAATTGTTTAGTAGCCATATAACTCCTATGTGTATGTTTTTATTGTATTAGCATACATTGATATCGTCAACCGGATAAATAACCATGAATGGACACGGCCCACATTGGCAACCAAATCCATAAAAGTTATCAATCTAACAAGACAACAGGACGGTACTGCCTAATCCTTTATCGAGTGAGATGAGATATTGGAGATATTGATCATAGGTTTGATCAGCATCTATTCTATTTTGTTTTATTATTAAAGGAGCCTATCATGGCCGGAACTACAACAACAGACCTTAATGGTCTATTTAAGGAAGTATACGCTTCCGATCTTATCAACTTAATCCCTGACGAATCTTTGCTTGTTAAAGCAATCAAATTCCAAGGACGTGAACACCTATTAGGTTTAACATATAACCAACCGGTTATCGTTCGTTCAGAACAAGGCTTTACATACAGCCGCCCTGACAATGGTGCGTTCGCAATCTCCGTACCAAGTTCAATGAAAACACGTAATGCATCTTTAGGCGCATTCCAAATCATCGAAAACAGTGGTATTTCTTATGAAGCAGTAAGCCGTTCTAACAACGCTAACAGTTTCAAGGAAGCAACAGCATTGGTTATGCAAGACGCAATGGAATCTTTCGGTCGTCGTATCGAAATTGCATTGTTATACGGTCAGTCTCCAACTGGCTTAGGTACAATTGCTACATCCACAAACGTTTCTGCAACAGAAACAACAATCTCCTTTGCAACTGGTGCATGGAGTTCTGGTCTTTGGACACCACTTGAAGGTGCTTCTTTAGATATCTATACATCCGCTGGTGTTGCTCTTAATACAGTAGGCCCAATGGTTGTTGCATCTATCGACGTAACAAACAAGACAATCAACGTAACTGGCGCTGCTGCTGACGTTACAGCAATCGATGCTACTACAGTAGTTAACGGTGGTTACCCACGTTTCTACTCCGCTGGTACAGACGGTGCTGATGAGGCTTGTGGTTTAGATCGTATCATGACTAACACAGGCACATTGTTTGGTATTGATGCATCTGTTTACTCTCTATGGAAAGCAAACACATATGCAGTTGGTGGCGCATTGACATTGGCTAAGATCCAAGCAGGCGTTGCTATTGCTGCACAACGTGGCTTGTCAGAAGATGTATCTTTGTATGTCAACCCAAGCGTATGGCAAGAGTTGTCAACAGAGCAAGTTGCATATCGTATGCTTGACTCTTCGTACTCCAGCAAGAAACTTGCTAACGGTACAGAAGCCCTTGAGTTCTTCAGCCAAAACGGCAAGATCTCCGTACATGCTCACAAGTATGTTAAAGAAGGTGATGCGTTCTTGTTACCAACAGACCGTTGCGTTCGTATCGGTTCTACTGAAGTTTCGTTTAACATCCCAGGTACAGACAATGGCCAGGTGTTCATCCAAAACCCAGGTACTGCTGGATTTACATTCCGCTTGTATTCTGCACAATCGCTATTGGTTGAAAAACCAGCAGCATGTGTTAAATTCACTGGCGTAGTTTAATCTAAGTTAGACTAAGAATAAGAGCCCTGCCCAAAAGGTGGGGCTTTTTCACGATGCTAAATACACTAAGAATATCGGAGATTAATCAATGTCGACGCCCATTACAGTATTAGGAATCACATCACTTTGGCCATCGACCGGCGAAACTGATTATGCAGCACAGACACTGCAACTTCAACAATCGTTGGCTTCCGCTGTGGCACCAATCTCGGGATTGTATAACGGTAATACAGGCCATGTCGGCAACTTATCTCTAAGTGATACTGATGAACTATTATTAAATGGTACACCTATCACAGGCGGTGCAACAGGTGTAACAAGTTTCAATAGCCGCACTGGCGCAGTAACATTAAATGGTGGCGATATTGTAGCAGCATTAGGTTATACACCTGGCTCAGTATCATCTATTTCAGTTAATGGCACAACAGGCAATCTAACATCAACTGGTGGCCCTGTAACAGGTGCTGGCACAATCACATTAGATCTTGCTACCACAACAGTGACAGCAGGCTCTTATACTAATGCTAACATAACAGTTGATGCATATGGTAGAATTACTTCAGCAAGTAATGGATCTGGTGGTGGCGGTGGTGGCGTAACAAGTTTCAATACAAGAACAGGTGCAGTTACTTTAACTTCATCTGATGTTACTACTGCTTTAGGATATACACCAGAAACTGGTAGTCCATATGCAACAGACATCCTTGTTAATAGTCTTACTGTAGGACAAGGTCTTACAAATTCAGTTTACAGTACTGCGTTAGGTATTAATGCATTAGCAGCAAACGTTGCAATAGGTAATACAGCAGTAGGTTATCATGCTGCACAAGCAACAGGGTTTTTAGGTACACTTAATACCGCAGTAGGTTATGAAGCATTAGCAGCAAATACATCGGGTTATATTAATACTGCAATTGGTGCTGGTGCATTAAAACTTCATACCACTGGTTATGGCAATGTAGCGGTAGGTTATGGCACTGGCGATTCACTTGTTTATGGAACATCTAATACTTTTATAGGTACTAATGCTGGAACAGCAATAACAGCAGGTAGTTTTAATGTAGTTATTGGTGGCAATACTGGTAGCACAATTGCCACAAGTAGTAATAGAATTATCATTAGTGATGGCGGCGGCGCAATCAGAATGTCTGTTGATAGTTATGGTGCAACAACATTTACTGGAACAGTAGCAGCAAGTAACCTAAGCGGCACCAACACCGGCGATCAAACATTAAATAGTTTATTACCAAGTCAAACAGGTAATAGTGGAAAGTATCTAACAACAGATGGAACAAATAGTTCTTGGGCTACAGTTTCAGGTGGCGGCAGTGGAACTGTAACTTCGGTTGGTTTCACATCAACCACATTAACTGCAACTGGTGGGCCAGTAACAACAAGTGGAACATTAAACGTCGAACTACCAGCAACAGCAGTTACACCAGGTAGTTACACAAGTGCAGATATTACAGTAGATGCATATGGACGTATAACAGCAGCAACAAACGGCACCCCAGGTGGTGTAACAAGTTTCAATACAAGAACAGGAGCAGTTACACTTTCATCATCTGATGTTACTACTGCCTTAGGTTATACTCCAGGAACTGGTAATGGAACAGTAACCTCCGTAGCAGTGTCGGGCGCAAATGGTATTGGTGTTTCAAGTAGCCCTATTACAACGAGTGGTACTATTGCATTAAGTTTAGGTGCCATTACACCAACTAGTATTTCTACTCCCGGTAATTTAACATTCAGCAGTATCGGACAAATTATTAGTGGCGACTTAAGTAGTGCTACAGCAACAAATAGAGTATATTTCCAAAGTTCAACAACTAATGGACAATCAATAGTTGGTATTAAACCAAACGGTACTGGGTTAACGGCCGCTGTAAGTATTGAAAATAATTCAACTGTAGGTAATAATGCAGTATTAACAACCAGAATTAATTCCACAACTGCACAAGTATATTCACTGATACGAGGTTCTGGCACTACTCTACCACTTGAGGTCGGTATTGCTAACGCTTCAGCAGTTATGACATACGGACTTACTTTTGCAACTGCTGGAGGTATTTCATCAAATACTGATTTATCTATTAGTGTAGCAGGTAAAGGCTTAAAGATTAAAGAAGGTAGTAATGCTAAGATGGGAACCGCAACATTGGTTGGCGGCACTGTTACAGTAAGTAATACATCCGTTACAGCAAGTAGCAGAATATTTTTATCTATTGCAAGTTTAGGAACTGTGACTGTTCCAACCACTGTAGCAGTAACCGCAACAACCGCCGGAACAAGTTTTGTCATTACTTCTGCTAATGCAATCGATACAAGTGTTATTAACTGGCAAATATTTGAACCCGCATAATGACTGATGTTCTAAATAACTGGGGTAACTTAAGTGTTCAAGGTCGTGTTGATCTTGAACAACTAACTGTGGCTGGATTAAATATTTCAGCCATTCTTACATTTGATCAAGTAGTTAATGCTCTTGGATATACACCGGGTAATAACTCAGCAGGTGTTGCATCATTTAATACAAGAGTGGGAGCAGTAAGTTTACTAAACACAGATGTCACAACTGCACTTGGATTCACTCCATACGATAATACAAACCCAAATGGTTATATATCTGGTATTACAAGTGGGAATGTTACATCTGCCTTGGGTTATACTCCATATAATAATTCTAATCCACTTGGCTTTATAAGTGGTATCACTGCGTTAGATGTTACTACTGCGTTGACATATACGCCTTATAATGATACTAACCCTGCTGG